TAGTTAAATCTTCTATTTCTTTGTTTAATTGGTCTAATCTTTCCTGAGACATTGTATCTCCGTATTTATCTTTATAGTTTTGTAATTGTTTTCCATAATCATTAGTTCCAAAACCAGATACAACATTTTGTCCAGATAATATAGAGCTGGGTCCGTACTGCATTAAACCACTACTAGGATTTTTTCCTATATACCCTCTACCTGAAGCATAATTTATTTGACCTTGAAGGTTTGGATTGTAATTATAAGAACCTTCTCTTAATGGGTTTGTCATATAACCTAAACCTAATGCTGCTCCAAATAAAGGAAGTGCTCCAGTAATTCCGCTGCTCCCCCCTGAAATTGCATTGTTAAAAGTGTTACTTAAAAGTTTACGGCCGGCACCTTTCATTAAATTTTTAGGACTAAATGTATTTTTCATTCCATAAATACCTCCCCCTGTATATTCTTCGTCTTCTTGTTCAATTCCTAAAGTTTCATAAGCATACTCTAAGGCTTTGTCAGTTATCATATTTAACCCACGACTTTTAGCATACTGTAAAGCTAAATTCATTATAACTTGTTCCATTATCTTCTTCCTCCTGAGTGTACATCTAATCTAAATGTACCTAGTTTCCAATTACTATCTACTGCAGTGTTTGATATAGTTAAAGCAATTTGTCTAGCTCTTGCTCTAGTATCAACTTTTGTTGTAGTTGGAGTTAATGTAAATGGACCTAAAGGTGAACTTGTTGCAGCATCATTTGGATAATCTCTTAAATCTAGTTGTATAATAGCATTTCCTGTTTGTGTAATAAAGTCAGGAATAATTCTACTCACCCTCATTATAAATTCTCCATCTCCTCTAAATGAGATACCTTCTCTTTGGTCTTGTGTAATATCATAATCCCCTGAAGTAATACTTGCCGGTACAGCATAACTAGTGCCACCCTTAATATAATTTACTCCGGTTTCATGTTCATAGTAAATAGAAATACCATCTGTGTTACCTACTGTACCACAAGTATCCGTATCTGCGTCGTACTGAGTTGCATGAGGTAAACCAAATACAGCTGAATCTTCCCAAGTTGTTCTAGGAAAAATTGAACTAGCATTAGTAAACCAGATAGGCCTATCTGTTGTTGAATCTAGATAACTGTATGTAACTGATCTATCAACTACATTTGAACCTGAAGTACAATAGAACCAAGTGATCTCACCAAATAAATTATTAATACCACAATATACTAATTGATTAGAACTTGTATTAAGATCATCATAAACATAATCTTCTACTAAACATTGCATAGATTGTAATTGACCCGTGTATCTAAAGAAACCATTATCAGACATCCAGTAAGCCGCACCATCTACTTCAACGGCTGCATTCTTACCTAGTAATCCACAATTATTTCCAACTTGTTCGTAAGCAAATGTAAATGGAGTTCCAACAAATCTCATTGTAAATAAAGAAGTATCAGTCCAAACATAAATTGCATTTCTTCCAAGTTTAGCTCCCACGATCCGTGATCCGGCGGCCAATCTTTGTGTACCCGCACTATTGATTGCTGTTGGTTGATAGTCATTAATATTTTCTTGAGAAGAAAATCTTATAAACATATCATCTTGAGTAGTTTTATCTCCAATCGTGGTTTCTGTTCCAAAGAATACTAAGTGACGATCGGGTGTTGATACTAACATGTCCCTTGATGCTGTTGGTGCACCTGAAATAATTGTTGCTCGTGTTGTTGTTGCATTATTTGCATTTGAATCCCATTCAAAACATTCTCCATTAACAATTAAAGCAATTAAAGTTTGGCCTAGATTGTCCAAGGACCATTGACCGGGGTCCGCTACAGAATCTGTACTTGTTGAAGCTTCACCCCAACCTATGTAATCGGTTCCATTAGTAACCGTAGCTCCACTAGAATAAGTGGATGCAGAAGTTCCTCTTTGTGCTCTAACTACTCCGGTTAATTCTGTTCCAGTAATTCCAGTGTACTTTATAAATTCTGTGCCAACTAAAATATAAGATGTTCCTGAAGTTGGAAAATCAGCTACACTTGTTAATGTAATTCCTGTTGTTTGTCCTGTGCTAGTAATTGCTGCACTTAAAGTAGTTGTTTTAGCACCGATAGCTGTTCCACCAAAAGTAGAAATACCATAACCATAAACTCCTAGTTGTTGAGCCGGTCCTACCGGGTAATAATACTTAACAGATAGATCTCCGTCGGTTGCAGAAGCACTAGCGTTAGATCCCATAGTAATAGTAACTGAAATAGGATCGACCACTGAAGTAATCATAAATGTTTTATTATCAAAATCAGCAGCGGAATAACCGGAACCTGTTGGGGGTGTAACATTTTCAAGAAATAAAATATCTCCTGCCGTCATACCGGACGTTGAGGATAAAGTAATAGTAAGAATAGCTGAACCTGAAGTACAAGCTAGTTTATCTGTTAGTGCTCCAAAATCTGTTTTAATTGGATGAATGTCATAATAAATTCCACCGGTGTAAGCATATAGAATTCTATTAGTTCCTAGAATAGCATACTTGATTGATGTTTTACTAACCATGTGATGCAAAGCTCTTGTTGGACCACATAAATTAGTAGATCCTAATTGAGCCCAACCACCTATCTTCTCGGGTGTACCATATCTAAAACGTACATTCTCGCCACCAGTCCATTGGCCCTCGGCCGTTGTTTCTGTGACTTGTTTATTGAATCCTGGTGCAAATCCTAATTTTTGTAGCATATAAAAACCTGTTTATTAGGTAGTATATCAGATTGTTGATAAATTCAACAGATTTAAAGCAAGGGGATTTCGTGGTGAGTCCTCCCCTTACAAGACTATATTATATATTACTTTTTAAGTGTTGTAAAGTTTTTTGGCACTGCTTGGCAGTTCCAATGAATAAATCTAAAAGGCTCATAACCAATATCTACTGAAAATTGATGGGGTAGGTATGATGGAAAAAACATTACCTTTCCCGGTTTTACGGAATAACTAATTTGAGAACTTGCATAAGTTATTTTTGACTTATCTTTTTCCGGTAATAAATTCATTAAATTACCTGGTCTCGGATCTTCAAATATTGGGAGTGAAGTTTTTTCACTACCTTTTAAAAAATAAAAACCAGACATATGCCCATTCCAATGGGTGTGTAAAGTATGGTGCCCGCCACCTTTTTTTGCAAATTCTTGTACCCACATTTCTGTAATTAATATTTCAAAGTCTTTTATATCAAAACCCATTTCATCTAGTAAATTAGCTGATGTTGCTCCAATATAATTTTGTAATCCTAAAAAACTAGGGTCCCCAATTAATGAAGTTGAATGAAATACATTACCCATATCTCCTTTATTACCGAACTTTTTATTGCGTTTATCAATTTCGGGTTTTAATGTTTTTTTTGATACTGCAATATATGGATCTGATGCTTTGTTTAAACTATCCACAAATTTGTCTTGCAATGAAAACCAAATTGGACAAGAAAAATATTGTTCTCTAATTAACTGTAATGGATAACTTTTTTCTTGTTTTAAAGTTATTATTTTATTTTTTGTTTTTCTAACTTTCATAATTAAGGATTGACTTTTAATTAATATTAAGTTAAAAGTCAATATGAAAGAATATTTATTTTAATGGAAGATTTTATTAGAACATATACGGTCAATAAAAAACTCTGTGATGGTTTAATTAAATACCATAAATTAAACAAAGAGTATAAAGCAGAGGGTGAGACCAGTCGCGGAGTAATAAAAGACTATAAAGATTCAATAGATGTAAGATTTTATAATCAATCCATAGATAAAACTATACTAGATTTTTTTAAAATTTTAAGTGTATGTGCTAAAAAATATTTAGACGAATTTAAAATTGAGTTTAACATAATAACTGATACTGTAAATTTAATACAATACTATCCAAAAAATGGAGGCTATAAAGTTTTTCATAGTGAAAATGCTTCATTACCCTCTGCTCATCGAAGATTAGTATATATGTTATATTTAAATAATGTTCCTGACGGTGGAACTGAATTTAAATATCAAAATATTATTACCCCAGCTGTAAAAGGAAATCTTATTATTTGGCCTGCTGATTTCACACACACTCATAAAGGAGTAATATCAAAAACAAAAGAAAAATATATTGCAACTGGGTGGTTTAAAATGGAGCAGCCAGATTATTAATGATTGAATCTACTGTTAATGGAATATTCCAAACACCAATTTATTTTTCTAAACTAAATAGAAAACTTACTAAAAAAGAATTATCCTTTATTAAAAAAACCGCATCAAATTCTTATAAAAATGAAGGCAATACAACATCTAATAATACTTACATACTTAACCAAAAAGTGTTTAAGAATTTAAAAACAGAATTAGATTTAATAATACAAGATTATTTCAATAAAGTTATTTGTTCGGCTGATAATATTACACCTTTCATTACTCAATCTTGGTTAAACTATACTGAAACTAATCAATATCATCACAAACACGCCCATCCTAATTCATTAGTATCAGGAGTATTTTATATTAATTGTGATAAACAATTTGATAAAATTAAATTTTATAATGAAACATATAAAACCATTAAACCTGCGATAAAGAAATGGAATCTTTGGAATTCAGAATCGTGGTGGTTTTCAATTAAAACGGGAGATATAATAATGTTTCCATCTTCATTAACTCATAGTGTAGAAACAAAAAAAGGAAATAATACTAGAATAAGTTTAGCTTTTAATGTGTTTATTAAAGGGACCTTTGGTAATAATAAAGAGTTAGTTGAACTTAAAATTTAACTTACCAGATTTTCGCTAAACCAATAACTTTTCTCGTCCGTTCTCGCCACCCAAGTCCGATCATCTTCATTCCAATCATATGTACCAACATCCACTTCGGGATAAGGAACGGGTGCCTCCCACTGACAAGTACTTTCGTTTAATATCCAAGAGTTGAACGTTTTAGAAGGTTCCCAAGGGTTAAACGGTTTAGGGGGAATAAAAGCATCTCTACTTTCATCGTAAGTATAACCAATACCCGCATGATTTTTTCTAAAGGGTGTACCTTCTAATGTATGTACTCCACTGTTTGTATTATAAGATGATTGTTTCCAATTGGTATCTTGTCCATGTAAATTTTTTAAAAACTGAATGCCTAAAGCTTCTTGTTCAATATTATTTTCATCTGTAATTACATTATTGACAACAGTTTCAACTCTTTCAACAACATTATCATTATTTAATTTTGCAAAACAAGCCATTATGCTGTGTAACTCCCTGATCCATTAAATTGCATTATTGTATTACATGCATTTGTTGTAACTGTTGGACTTCCAGTAGTTGTACTTGAATAACTAGCAGTTGGAACACTTAAAATAACCACTCCTTTTCCACCAGCACCACTAGTTTGACTTGAGCTGTTAGCTCCACCTCCAGATCCTGTATTAGTTGTTCCTGCATCTGGAGAATCTCCTGCACCTCCTCCGCCACCAGATCCTCCACCAGAGTCACCAGTTCCACCTGATCCAGAAGCTCCTCCGCCACCTGCTCTAGTGACTGCAGAACCTGTTATTGAACTTGATAAACCATTACCACCAGATCCAGAAGCTCCACCTGATCCATTATTACCTACGGCACTGGCTCCTCCGCCGCCTCCGCCGTTCCTGTCATTTGATCCTACACCGCCCGAACCATTACCACCGTTATTTCCTTGTGAGGGGGATGTACTTGGAGTATTACCAGGGCCGCCAGTACTACCAGGGGTTGCTCCAACACCACCAGCTCCACCACCAGATCCTCCTTGACGAAGAGATGTAGCTCCACCTATATATCCACCGCCACCTCCGCCTCCTGCGGATGTGATAGCAATTTCTGAGACTTCAGAATTACTACCTGCGTTACCTATTTGACCGTTTATATTTTGAGCAGCACCACCGCAGCCAACTGTTATGGTATAAGTTATTCCAGTTTCTATACATTGAGTTGATGTTCTGTAACCACCAGCACCACCTCCTCCTGTTCCATTACAAGCATTACCTTGTCCACCACTTCCACCACCTGCTATAACTAAAAAATCTGCTGAATATAGTGCACCTCTACTTCCACCAGCACCAAATCCTAAGACTTGATAACC